TTCATACTCGATACCCTCAGCCAATTGAGCTAGCTTTTCCTTCTGGTTCATCGACAAACCATCAGAAGCCTGAACAAGAATCTTGAATGCTTCAAGCTCCTCGCGGGACTTCGATTCATCAATGTTCTTCTGGATAGCTTCGTCCAATCTTGCTTCAAGTTCAGAATTCTGCTGAGTTAACTCATCAACTACATCGACTTTATCATCGGCAACGTCAACATAGTTCTCTGCAAAGAGATCTTTGATACCAGACATAAACGACTCTGCAACTTCAACCTGTACGGCATTCGTTAGCGCGACTTCGTTTTCAGTCATCCACTCCTCAGCAACATAACTTAGATATTCATCAACGCGATCCGTAAGTTCGGTGATGAATTTTTCCTTCTCTTCTACAAGAGCTTCTTGATATTGCTCCTCCAGATGAGCTGAAACTTCGATAATTTTACCATTAATGGTAGCCTCAAAAATCGTGGAAGCCTTTTCCAAGGTCTCCTCATTCAACTCTTGACCGGCAAAAATCTCTTCTGCGGACTCACGAGCAGTCTTAGGTGGAACACCTTGGACTGAAGCAACGAGTTTCTTTGGTGGATCTTGAGCTGGATCTTTTGAGGCTGGCAAGGACTTCTTATTGCCCTTGTAATTCTTAGCGACGTCATCAGCAACCTTCTGAAGTGTAGACTTATTCATCTTGTTCATGCTGCTAATAACATTTGACATCAGGTGGGCCTTGGAGACCATTGCAGAAGGGTTAGGAGGAGATTTCTCTCCAGCTGACTTATCTGCGCTACGAGCACTAGAACCGGTAGAAGCTGGCTCCGGGACCTCAGCTGGTTTGACAGCAGTTCCTGCGTCCCCACCTGTATTGTCCGCTGTGAACTCGTCTAGTTGTTCCTGACTGTCGTCGCTGGCCTCAAGAAGATCTACGTCATCTTCCTGTGGAATTACTTCCGCTTTCTTTCTGGCCATATCTTAATTCTCCTATTCTTGGAACAAACGAGAGTTTTCTCGAATTTATTTATTATTTATAAGGTTTTGAGAAACTTTTCGAAAAGTACGAGCTGCTTCTCTTGCAATTCTTGTACCGAACGCTTCCCCGTTTCAATAATTTCTTCAATAGCTTTATGACTAAACTGTCCTGTTGCAGCATCATACACCCATTCAACCCCTTCCATCACACCATTAACAAATGCGTTTGGGGCTGAAGGATCTGCTACAATGTCTGCAGCGGTGGACAGCATAAAGTCACTTTGGACTACCTGAGCACCACCGTGCTTACCTTCCAACTTCAATGTACCCATACCACGAGAACTAACTCCTAATTGTGCACCTTCGTCGATAAGATTCTTTACAATTGTACCGTATGGAGTGTCAAGGATTTTCGCTTTTCCTATGACATTTGATCCATCTTCTCTTAATTCTTTGATAATATGGGAAACTCTTTCGAGATTAATCGTAGGACCATTAGGATGTCCGAGTTCACCAAACGCACGATTCTTCTGTACATATTCATCATTATACCTTGTCATCTCTTTGTGCAAAGTATCTCGCGGGTACATTCTACCGTTGCGATTTTTAATATCACCTTGCATGAAAACTCCTTCAATGAAGTAGTTCTTCTTTTCTCCTTCACCTTCAACGATATATTGAACGTCTTCTACAAGTTCTGTGATAAGTTTCATCTTCGTTTCCTAATATGTTGTGCTACTATAATTGGTAGTTTTCTGGAACTCAATTATAGCTGTGCTATTTGCATCTGAAAATGTTACGTTGATCGGTTGATCATTATTGGCACTAAGCAATACACCATCAGCCTTAAAATCATGCTGGAATGTAGTACCTGTCTGGCTAACAAATACGCTTGTTGTATTACGAGCAATCTTTAACTGCCCTGCACCAGAATACCAAATACGAGATATGTCGGCTGCTGCAACTGTTTCTGCAGAACCACCAGTTGGCGTAGCTGCTAGGTTTGCTAATGTAAGATTAACAACCGCAGCGGAGCCTGGCTTATAAAGTACAACTATTTTGCCGCCACCTGGGGCGAGATGATTAGATAAAATTTGCGAGGCCATTAATTAAACTCCCACTGTCGTTGAGAAATCAAGCAACTTCATGAAGTGGTTTTGATTTCTTTCTAATGAACTGACAAACATGTCTCTGTTATCATCATTGAGATCTTCATAGACACTCATCAGCCGTTCAGCTGTGTCAGCATCAATGTCCAAGACATCGCCATTTTTAAATGTAAACGAATGTTCTTTTTCTGTATCAAGAACCTTTTGCATAGTTTCAATAATATTTTCAACTATATCTTGATCTTCTGCGAACTCTTCGTCCTTGGCTTGATTTGTGGCGACACCATGCATAACTGATTCCGCATCCTTACCATAGCGCTTAACAAAGTCTTGGCTATGTTTCTTCATACCTTTGACAATTGTTTCTTTTCTTCTAGCTTCTGTTTTGGTAAGCGTGCGCTCGTATACAGCCTTCTCCTCTTCTGGAGTGAGGTCGCCTTTATGTTTGGCTTTCTTCTGCTTAGAGCCTTTAAAAATTTCGTCGTTGCTACCACCCTTAGGTTTTTTCGGGTAGTCTGTTTTCTGGACAATGTGCTTATCCACAAATGCCTTCGCGGCAGGCGACTTCGGATCTGAAAAATCCGATTCGCTAAGTATTTGGTTCAGAGTCTTCATCTGTATCCTCTCCTTCGTCGGCATCTAAATCTGCATCTTCTTCATCGGTAAGCTCTAGGTCATCAAAGTCTTCTTCATTGTCATCAGCAGCTTCATCTTCGTTCTCTGCTGCTGCCTGGCTAGCTTCCCAATCAGGATCCTCTTCAGGACCATCGCCACGTTCACCTGTAGGATCAATACCGGCGATCTTTGCTGCAACCTTTTGCCTTATTGCTTCAACACTGTCATTGACTTTGTCGTGCATAATCTTTCCAAACTCTGCACCAAACTTAGCAGCTTTGCCTGCTCCGGCAAACTTAATCAAATGACTCGTATCTGGCATATTACTTCTCCATTATCTATGTTATTTATAGTTATTCTTTGCTAGAGGGGGCAGAATTACCATTCTTACCTGTTAACGCTGCTAACTGTGCATCCGTCTCGTCTGGCGGTCTTGGTGTACCGGCTGGATCGAGATCCGAATGAATACCCCCTTCTTCTTGCTCACTAGCAATTTCTTGATCCATCTGAGCGATTTCTTCGTCGGTAAATCTTAGAATCTGTTTCTTGACCCAAGCATTAGAGAAATACCTACCAACGTGTGGCTCAAGATTGTTAATTGTATTAACACGCTCGGTGGTAATTTCCATATCCTTTAACTCAGTAAAGTGATTGTCTTCCATGAAGTCGTATCTGATATCAGGTTTGATCTCTTTATACTCTTCTGGAGTCATTACACCTTTAAGAACCAACTGCTTTTCCATAGCAGATTCGAAGAACATACTAAACCTTAGACGACATCTTGAAATAAATTTCTGGAATTTTAACTCATCCCTATTAATTTCTGATGCTCTGCCTAATGAAAATCCAGTATCAGGCTCTAACCTTGACACAGGAACATTCAATGACCTGTATAATTTCTTCTGGAAGTATGTTACATCTTCCATTTCACCGAGATTAGTTCCGCCAGGAAGCGTAGTAATCTCTGTGCCTCTTCCACCTTCTCTTCTAGGCAACCAATAATCTTCAAGCATTGTCATAAATTTACGATCATCTCTGACCTCGCCAGTCGATGCATCATATACTAATCTATTTTTATGCTTGACCATCATGTCTCTAAGATACTGTTCTGCTTTCATCTTAGGTAGATTGCCGACATCAATATAAAAGATTCGACGTTCTGGTGCTCGAGATATCCTATAAATCACAGATGCGTCTTCAAGAATCCGCAACTGGTTCAAAGGTTTGATAGCTTTATGAAGATGAGAAAGAACAATCCTATTATCTTCACTTACTAATCCCGACGTACAATGTACAATCGAATCGGTTTGAATCTTAACTCCTTGATCCTGACCAGCAGATGTTGGAGATCCACCAGGATAACCTGTGAATCCCTTTTCATTATACATGAAATATTCTTCTTTGGTCTTCGAGATTTGAACACCGGCAGCACCAGGTCCAATTCTTCGCTTCCTAATTGCTCTTACTTTTTTAATCTTTCTCGGATCAATGTACCGAAGTTCTTTGATACCTTCATCAGGCTTGTCTTTGTCAATAATTACATGATAGAACAATCGCCCATCAACATACCAATGTCGGAATATATCATAGCCTTTATTGTTAAAGTCCATCAATTCCTTGACTTGATCAAATTCTTCGGTTACAATCTTCTTGACTCTAGTAGGAATGTTGACACTGTCAAGATTGATTTCCACCAATTTGTGTTCTTGACTATAGATAATTGTCTCATTGACAATGTCATCAATCGCTAACTCGCACTCTGGCTGCAAGGCCATTCTACGATAACGAGTAACCAATTCTGATTCTGTTCTGGTAGATCCTTCAAGGTCAACGTAGGTGCCGTAGACGCCGCCTTCGGCAACGACTGCGGCACCATCGTCTTCGACCTTTGGCGCAAAAGAACCAATTTCTTTTTCGTCCTTGCGCGTTATTTTAAAACCAAATAGCTCAGCCATCTATGCTTGCTCACTTTCTATTCATATTATATGTATTTATACTTTACGCAGCACCCGCGTTACCAGTAAGTCCTCCTGAAACTTCCCAGAAGTCATACTGGAATGTCACTGTGAATTCCTGAATTAAATCAGTCGCGTTCCAATCAACATCCATCATTGAGACTTCCGTTGGGAATAAACCATTAAACGTATACTCTCTCAATGGAATGCCGGTTTTACTAAACTGTATAACCTGTGCATTAGCTTTATAAAGACTGGGAGTAGCAGCACCCAGTTGTCTCACGTTACCAACATGGCCATTAATTGCTTGCGACCACTGCTCCATACCATTACGAATCAACATATCTTCATCGTTCATAATGGTTACTGTCCACTCTGCAAATGTTCTATCACCAGCAATCTTGATCTTTCTACCAAAATATGGTATTTCAATCGTTCCCAATGTAGACGCTGGAACCTGCGCAGTCCGGCACATAAAAGGCATCTTTGCATCACCAGCTGGATTAACTGGATTATTCAACAACACCTGAAATAGTGCAGGACGCACACCACCTAGAGCTAGCTGTCCTCTGATTTCATTAATATTTAAAGCCATTTACTTTGCTCCTTCTTTCTCTGAATATTTATCTTAGAACTTGCCTACGACTTCAGAGAATTCAACTCCTGTGCGCACTGCAATGAAATTTAATTGAATAAAGTTGATTGCTCTAGCAGGCTTAATATAGATGTCTCCTATAAACCTACGCTGTTCAATAACCTCACCTGTATT